ATTCTTTGAGAAAGAGCGCACTTAGGTTCTGAACTGAGGTCCCAGAAGCATGAGTTTCCGCATCTGTGTCTGTAAATACCAGTTCCTCTGGATTATTTGGTGCGTGATAGGAAGTAATGCCAGAAAAACCACGGATACAACCAGTAAAGGAGTTGGTTGTTACTCCAGTATACGTGATAATCTCATTATCTAACTTGATTAATCCGTATTCTTGTGGGAATCCCTTCGTATTTGTTACGAAGATTTCCGTATCTGTCGTAGAGATGCCTGCGGTTACCGTGGACATCCCAGCAATAACGTCTGGTGTTAGTTGATCTAACTTCAGATAACTGTCCAGATTTTCAGCAATGTCAACTGGACCTCCAGCATATTCCTGAGAGGTATAATAAGCTTTGAAAAAATCCACCGCAAGTGGATTTTCGTCTTTGATAAATTCTGGAAGTTGATTGTCTACAACTTGCTGGATTTTAACTCTGGAGTCAAAAACAGAATTGGTGTTTATCATTGCCTACTTAATTGTCCGTTGGTATAACTGGATGCTACAGGGAATCCGACCCCCGAAATTTGTTCACCAGAGGAGATGGTGTCTCTTGCCATATTTATGGTGCTATTCGAGACATCCAATTGCAAATACAGGTCTTTGAGACCAATAACGTCATTGGATTCTGGAACTGCTTGAATTTCAATAACACCATCCGTCTTTACGGTGGACGTAATATTTACCGTGTTAATTAGGATCTCACCCTTAACATAATCAATTGTTCCAGCAGCAGGAACTACAACAACAGGACCAGTGTCAGACTGCTTAACAATAGCAATTGCACCCGACTCCATATCGGCATTGGGAACGTCAGTAAAATACAGAAGATCTGAAGAACCTTCTACAGTAAATCCTGTACTCTTAATGTTATATCCCTCGGAGACAACATGAAATTTGTTACCATAGCAAATCTCATATTGAGTATACTGGTTTAAAAGTGCCCTAAGGTTTCTTCTGATAATAACTCTAGTGATATTAGACGTAATAGCAATATTAGTGTCATCAATTACCTTAACTGCTTTACTGTACTTGAATCTTCCACCAAAAGCATTCAAGTCAACGGAGTCGGAATAGGTATTCAGACTAGAAACGACATCAGAACGCAATTGCTTTGCATCCGACACTTGACTTGCGTTATAGAAAACTGTTGAATTAAGTTCAACGTAAAGGATCTTAAGATCTTCAATTCTTTGGTTGACTCCAGCAACAGCATATTGCTTTAAATTGCTAAGAATTTGAGATTTTGTAAAGTCGGAGAGGAATGTACCGTTTTTAGGTTTGATACTTAAAACAACTGTTCCGAATTCTGGTGGATCCAGTTCTTCACCACCAACAACAGAAACGGATTCTGTATCTGGGTATATTCTCTGAATGATTGCTTCGTAGTCTTTAGATGTTACTGCTCTGTGTTGTGAAGAGTACAGTCTTGGTGCAAAATACTTTACCGATTCAATTGTCTCAATGTCAGCACCATTGATAGCAGACTGGTTTGTTGTTATAACAACTGTATTTGTTGGTAAGAACGCAGCACCATTGCTATTTTGTACTGATCCAGTGAAAGAGAATCTCGTAGGACCGTTTCCATCGGTTCCACTGCAAATAATATACGAAACCTCAACAATAGATTGGTTCTCTAACTTCTTACCAAAAATTCCATCACCAAAAAGAAGTTCATATCTCTCATCAGCAACTTCTTGGATTAAGTATATTTCAGAATTGGCAGTAATATCAATAATGTTGTCTACTTGACGGTACTCTCTACCAACATTTTCTTGGGGACCCTTTACTGTCACCCTAATAGAACTTGTATCGATACCAGGATTATCTAGAATAAACCTCTGATCGACCGATTGGTTGACCTGGAAGGACTTTCTAAGTAATGTTCCCTCATAGACATCGATACTGCTAAACGATGCCCTTCTAGGTCCATTTCCGTTGATATCAGAACCAGTCAATACACTGGTCGTTGTAATATCCTCTGGAATAGAAAATACGACAGAACTATTGTCCTGTGCCCCTACACAAACAAGACCTTTTTTAAGAGTTACGGTTGGACTGGTTCCAGTAAACTCAATATTGAAACTTACCTGAGCTTCTGCGGACTTTCTTGACCTTGGAACGTATCCAATGTTCCTAGCAAGAGAAACCACGTTCTCTCTAAGAGTGGCAGAGTCGATAAACGACTCATTTACCACCATACTGGAGTTAAATGCTGTAATATAGGTATTATATGCTAGAGTATCAATAAGGACAGCAAAATTCGACCCCTCAAAGTCAAAATCGGTGAAATTTGAGTTTGCTCTCAGATAGGACTTGATAGATTCCTTAATCTGATCAAAATCTAAATTTGTAAACTTAGTTAGTGGCATTTATCTCGTTACCTCAAGTATGAAGGAGATATTTTGTGAGGGTAAATCTTGTCCAATAATGTCAAATGCTATTGTTACTTCAAAAGTATTATCATCTGGTCTAGGAAGTACGACAATATTTAAATTGTCAGTTCTAGGCTCATAATTTAAGATAGTTTCCTCGATTTGTGTAGCAATAATGCTTGCAGTACCATAATCACAGAACCCAAATAGAGTATTTCTGACATCAGAACCCAAATTTGGGTTAAAAAACCTCTCCGTGGGTATAGTTTCAACTAAATTCCGCACTGAGCGTGCAATCGCACGCTCATTTACAAGCACAGGAAGGTCTTTTGTGATTGGATGGGGCACAAAGGACAAAGAAATGTCCTTAAATGCCCTTGATTTGCGGGTTGAAGCCATGAAAAGGCATAATTTTAGACCATAAACCTATTTATTAGGCTTACCGTAAGTTGGTTCGGTCCCATATTCCCAATCATCGTAGTCTTCGTCGTTGCGAATATCTTCATGAAGCATAGTTTGACGTTTTAAGTCATGAACATGGTCACCAACGACCTCTCTGAGAAGGTTATCGTCTTGTTTTTTCATAGGTTTTGTCCAGTAGTCGGTAATCAATCCTCTTGTACCCCACATTGACTCCATATAATCGGAATCTCTGTCTGGATAAGGTTGATTTGCCATCTGTTTTCTCCTTTAAGGGGTTTGAACAGAACTTTTTAAGGGGTTGCTATCCCTTATCAATGTAAAAACCTTGTCTCAAATAGTCTGGATCCTCAATATATTCGTAATTTTCCAGATTTTGTACTTTTTCATCCTTCCAAAGAGGTATTGCTACTGAATTATTGTACCTGAAATCTGGATTTTGTCTAAAATGCACTTCGATCAACTTATCACCAATGAATTCGCAGTTGATCCATTCATAATCTCCAACCAAATCTTCTAAAATGGGTGGAAATTCTATTTTTTTATCGATCTTTGACCACTTCATCCACTTATATAGAGGACTTTGTGGGTTTCTCTCACCCAAAACCACTAATTCTGACTTTTTATTACGAAAATCAACACTAATATGTTCACCTTTGAAGATCTGACACCAGAATTCTGATGGATGTAGGTCTTCAGTCTCTTTATTAATCTTAATAATACGTGCATCACGACCCATACCAAGGAAGTTCAGTGATGGTCTGACAATATAAAAGTCGGATCTGGGGACGGTGGTTCCAGCAGGACCACACTTATACCCCAAAACCCGACTTAAGAATAGTTTATTGTACACCCAGAGGTCCTTAGGATTGATTTGATTCCATTCGTCGTTGACCTCTGTAATGTACATTACCCTTTACCTTGACCCCGATACTTCTTACGTGCCGAGTTACGAGACGTTGCGGCGTATTTAGTATTCTTAGAGTTGCCCTGACGGGTACACTTGGGTTTACCAGCTTCAAACTTAATGCCAGAAATGCCGATTTTGCTACGTACTGCCATTGTCCTCAATAGTTTCAAAAGTAATGTCGGAGGGATCTGGCAACCCAGACTCATAGTATGAGTGTGCCAGACTCTCCATTTCGTCGAAAAACTGCTCCTCAGATAGATTGCTGAGAAGCAACGAACCCCGACAGATGATATTATACAACGTCTTGGGTCGTTTTGTCATCAGATCACACGAGTTTTCTCGTGACCGACACGAATGCGAGGATCGCACCAGATCTCATAACCAGCATCGATGGCATCCAGACAGAACGAAACGTCCTCACCACACATGTCCTGAACTTCACCACTATTGAAGCGTTGCATCTTAGGAGCAAACCAGGGATATTCGATCTTAGGATCTTCAAACACACCGTGCTTAATCAGAACCCAACCGAAACCAGTGTAATCAACGGTGAAAGGTTTACGACGTTTGGACATCGTTTCACCAGTCTCATGGTTCATGACACCACCATTGTTCTTGAAGTCATCTTCTTCAAGCCAGTGAGCAACGGAAGAAGTCGTGCCATCTTCGGTCAGATACCAACCACAGGCAATCTCTTTCTCCATCAGAACCAGTTGATAGAATTTCTCAGTATTGAAAACAATATCCGAGTCAATCCAAAGTTGATAATCGTACTTCAGTTTCCCGTCCCAGGGAATCTGATTGGGTCCACGAAGAACATTTGCTCCAAGTACCTTACAACGAGCAAAGTTCACCATGGAACTATAGTCTTGTGAAATTTGAATCTGAGCACCTGCACCGACCAAATCAAAACACATCTGAGTGAATGATTTGAGGAATGCAAAGGAACAACCACGACCAGGCATACAGAAGACAATAGACTTGCCCCTGATCATCTCCTTTGCCTTTTCGTAGTCCCACTCACCAGTTTGTTGTGCAGCAGGTCGTTCGGGTGCTTTTGCTTTGACAGTGAATCCTTTAGCCATAACCTAGAAAATCTACATCAGTATTCTAACAGATTATATATCTCCTGTCAAATCAAGTTGTAACCAAGATAAGTTCGGTTC